CCTCTCGGCCGCTCTTTCACATTAGACGTCGTCTAATGGAATATCTCTTCAACACCTAGGAGGCTTTATGCCAAATAGTTTATATCGTGCTGAGGAGGATTTCACGGATTACATTGTACTTCGTGAGCCTACTTCGGCTACATCGTACAAGATACACAGTTACAGAAAAGGTACTTACTTTTTCTGGGATCCTCAATCGATTGTTAGGAGTGTTAACAAACACTACTACAGGTTGAGTTCTGATCGTATCAGTAATCCGAGTGATATTAATCCGGACCTGGGTTTTCGCACGCTTTCAGCTATGAAAGAGTACATCCCTCATCAACGTCACCATGTTCTCAATTATGAGTCTAGTGGCCTTGTGGGTCTATGGAAGAATATCGGGCATGAGAGCATATCTACAGGGTCTAACCATGGTTATTACACGATACCCCAGCCGTTTTTACGGTATGAGCATCGATGGGATAACAATGATCCTGCCTATATGAATGCTCGCGAGATTGCAATTCGCAACCTCTACGGTTCTCTTGCCAAAAGACGTCGTTTGGAAGTTGGCATCATGCTCGGCGAATTAAGGGAAACCTTAAACTTGCTTGGCACGACTGTGCTTGATCTTATAGAAGTCTATCGTGCTATCCGTAAGGGTAGCATTAATGAGGCTATAAAGATCATGCGTAACAGAGGGAAGACCTCTTTGCCCACTTCCTATCCGGACCGCCGCGAAGTTAACAAACGACGCGCTAAAAAGGGTCAGCCTCCGCTAACGCCGTCTGAGTACGCATCTAATGCGTGGCTCGAACTGCAATTCGGTTGGCTACCTCTTTTTAATGACCTATATGCTATAGCCAAGTTGGTTCAAGAGACTTTAAACAGTCAAAAGGAATCTCCTTGGTTCTCATATTCGGGTTATGGTTCGGATGTCAGGTTCGGCTACATATATAGGCCGGTAACGCATAATTCTGTGTTACCAAACTATCTAGTTAGCTACCAAGCTCAGATGATGGCGCGCGTCAAATGGAAGGTTGGCATTACTGCCAGTTTTAAACTCTCCTCTGATGCGCTCGATTTTCTGAATAAACTCGGGCTTGACAACCCCGCGTTTATTGCTTGGAACCTGATGCCTCTTTCGTTTGTTGTCGACTGGATCCTTCCCGTCGGCAAATGGCTCGAGTCTTTCACTGCTTACGCAGGGCTGGATTTGATCCAGATTACTCCTTCTATTAAGTTGGAGGAATCAGCGAAACTGGTAAGATATATACCAGGTCCCGCCGCACCACCCCCATTAGGGTATCGGCATGTCACGCACTGGGAACACGCGGGTAAATCGACCGGATGGACCATTAAATCCTTTAGCAGGATTCCATGGGCTATTCCTGATTTACCTCCGTTTCCTCAGCGCACGACTTTCAAGGAGCTTTTACAGCCCTGGAAGTTAATTACCGCGTCAGCTCTCATTCGACAGCTTCAACGCTAATAACCACCGGGAAATCTCCCATAACCCTAAGAGGTGACGTTATGTCACAGAATGGTATCATTCTCCTTAAACCAAAAGACGCAACAGGCGCTATAAGCACTTTGAGTTTCTCCATGAATCCTCATCGTGCCCGCAACGGTGTTTTCGAATACAGCGGCCGTCAGTCAGTAGTGGATCCTCTCTACTACGAAACTGGTGCCCCTGCTCGTATCGTTGCAAGCGTTCGCCCCGGTAACCCAGCAGATTTCGTGACTAACAAGCAGCGCATTAAACGCCGCTTCACGATGACTGTTGAGCTGCCGATCTCCGTACCTGGCGCTGACGGCCCGATCATTGATTATATTGTAACCAATGTTACGGTTTCAGCTCCAGTGGAAACGACTGATCTGCAAGTGAAGAACGCTATACACATGGCCTATCAGGCAGTAGATAGCTCCTACGCTATGCACGGTCAGCCGCTTGACGACATGCTGGTGTATGGAAATGAGCCCTACTGATTGGGCGATTTTGGTCGCCTTTCTCAAATGGCTTTTATCCCTTCTTGAGGACATAGATCCTTGATCTACCTCACCTAACACCGGAGTATATATGAGTTCATATAACCCTAAATCAACGGCGCCCACTTGGGCACTGAAGTTTGTCAATGAATTTGATGATCCGATCGGCCTGCATGAGTTTAAAACCCTCATGCAATACATCTGTGAAGATGTTGGGTCCGACTTTTCTATCTACATTGATAACTCTATTCGAACGAATAGTGATTTTACGCATGCCGTCTGGAGTTGTGATAGATCCCCATTAGACTACAGTGATCCGGTGTCTTATTTAAAAGACGCCCAGATTGCTGCGCTAATTAAGAAAAATCCATCTCTACCAACGGAGTTTAAGCCAAAACTCGAAGCAATGAAAACTTTTATTGCTTGTGAACTTAAATGCTCTCGCCAAAACGAACTAATGGTATCTAAGTCGTATTCTCACGACTTCGCCTTCGGCACTTTTCTTGGTGCCGTTAGGGAAAAAATATCAAAGGTTCTTGGCGAAGCCCCCTCAATTGAGGATTTAGGTTTCGAGTTTGGTCCGGGTGCTGCCTATTCCGTCAAAAGGAATACCTCCAGCCTTGACAAGCTGGGAGGCCGGCTCGACACTACTCCAAACTGTTTCAAGATTGCACATAGTTATGTGTCTTCTTGTCCGGGCTGGCGGGTCTCGTCAGATTTTCTTGACTTACCTTGCCGGCCCCAGCGACTAAATGTCGTTGTTGGAGACAGGTTGGCCTTTGTGCCTAAGACCGCCAAAACCGACCGCCCGATTGCTATTGGACCTTTAATCAACGGTCTGATACAAAAGGGTTTAGGTTCGGCAATTAGACGTAGACTGAAGCCTGTGATTGACCTAGATAACACTCAGGGCAAGCACAGAGAACTCGCAAGGCAGTCGTCAATTGACGGCAGTCTTTGCACAATCGATTTGCGTTCGGCTAGCGACACGATTTCTTATGAAGTCGTACGTCAGCTGTTACCTCACGATTGGTTCCTCTTGCTTGACGCGTCGCGGAGCCAGTGGTATGAAATTGAGGGTAAGGTTTATCCTTATCACAAATTTTCTGCCATGGGCAACGGGTACACGTTTGAGCTTGAGACACTGATCTTCTGGGCCATAGCTTCCTGCTGTGTTCCTGAGGGTGAGTGTGTTTCAGTCTACGGTGACGATATAATCGCTCCCTCCTTCGCATTCGACGAGATTTCTCGTCGTCTTGAAAAGCTCGGTTTTGAAGTTAATACTTCGAAGAGTTTTAACACCGGGTTCTTCCGCGAAAGTTGTGGGGGCGATTTCTTCCAAGGTATCGACGTTAGGCCTTTCTTCCTGAAGGACGGTCTGTCGAAGAGAACCTTGTTCCTCTTTCATAATTACCTCGTTAGAACAGGTTATCAGCATTACTACCCGTCTGCTTATCGGTATATCCGAAAGCTTATTGGTCGTAAAGCGATATCGTGGTTCAAAACGTGGAATTATGAGGATGATGGTGCGTTGCTCGACTTATCATACCCCACCTCTAGCTATAACCGTATAGTTACGAGAGAGGTTGGTAAGAAAGGTAATAAGCTGAAAGCATCTTGGGGGGCCGCTAATCTTCTCTATAGGCTTCAATTCGTTGGTTGCGAATCGAAGTCCGTGGTTGATTGGCGATCCTTTAGAACGTCACGTTATCGTGTCGTTCACAAGCTGTATCGTTACGCACACATCTGATAGCTTTTTGCTATCTTTCCCACCTCAC